GGACAGTGTATTGCGGCGGGCCCTCTTGTGGCCACTGAGATACCTTATAATGCTAGTACCATGCGAACAATTTCTGGATCACCTCAGGGTAACTGTATATCCTCTAGACATGCGATTTTCTGTCAGGCTAATGTGACTGCTGGTTCTGCTCTTGGTTCTGTTGCTTATCTCACAATATACATTTGGAATGATTTTTCTTTTGCAATTGGACCGTCTTCTGCAACAAATATTTGTGACTACCAGTCTAGTGTGGCTGTCACTGGTTACAATAACACTTTTCCTTCGACCTTTACGGCTTTTGGGGATAATGGTTCGATGATCGCTAGGATTTTCGAGCTTGAAGAAGCAATTAGAATGCTTCTTAATAGAGTTTAAAAGTTAACGTTATGTCTCTGGACTTTGTATTAACATCGTTTTTGGTATTGTCTTCTATTTCTGTGCTTGTTATAATATTTGCATTTGTGTTCTTTTGCTTTGATTGTTGTTTTTGGTGTAAGAATGGATGTGGAGAAGCAAACGATAGGAGAGATGATTGCGTTGAAGAAGCAGGAGGCGTTGCTTGATGAAATGAAGGCTTACACGAAGCATATTAGTAGGACTGGTAGGCTTCGTTGTTTTCTTATTTTTGTTAAATTTTTGTTAACTGTCGCTTTTCTCGCTTTATTGGTTTATTGTTTATATTTGGCGTACGTGTATTTCTTTGGTACGTCTTCTTTCTTTTCGCGAGTTTTTACGACAGTTACTTCTTTTGTTTCTTGTGTTTCAACCCCAATTGTGTGTGTTTTTCCTTATACTTCTCATGTTAACAAAACATATTATGCACCTGAGCAGGATCCAGATCCAACGTTGGTGCAATTTTTGGAAGAGTTTAATAAATGTAAGTCATTGGAGTTTGGAAGTGGCACTAAAATTTGGGCAGATCAATTTGTTCTCGAAGCATGTGGTTGTGATGTTACGCAACAAGCTTTTCAGGACATAAAGAACTGTACTTTTTCTGGTAATTTTAGTTTGATAGCCAAACACTGTATAGGTCTAGATGTACCCGATTGTAAAACGCATATTCAAGAAAAACCTCAATTTGCTTCATTACCTCGAGCATCTGCAATAAAAGTAGATGAAACCTGGAGATGTGAAAGGCGTTGGTTTGCTTGGGTTGCTTACGGTTTTCTAAAAGTTGTTTCTCTTGGACAGATTGGTGAGAATCCAACTGAGTGGGCACGTAAATGTGTCGCTAAGTATTCTTAGTATTAGTAAGATTTAGTTTTATTTAATATAATGTTTGATCTTGAAGAGCGTTTTATGCGAATTCGTGATTACGAATTTTTGATAATAGATTTATTGCTTGATCGTGAATATTATTCTGTTGTTGATCTTTTCGAGTTAGCTGAAGTTCAGTGTGAAGAAGATAAGTTTAATTTAATTTGTGCTTTAGATAGCTTGTGGACTCGTGGTATTTTACAGAGAGAAGTTTTTGAAGACAATTTGGGATTATTTAAATTGCTCTTTTAAAATGGACATTGTTGGTAAGATCTGCGCTGTATTGGAGGTTGAAAAGGACTATGTGTCAATGAATGACATATGGGCATTTGTACAAGATAGAACACATTGCACCATGTTTGAGTTTGTCGGTGCTTTGCAACAACTCTTCACGAATGGTGTAATCATCAGAAGAATTGATGGTGGCGGTCTTGAGCATTATAAAATGGTTAAGACCTCCTTACTACCTGAGTTCGAGTGTGAGCTATGCAGGGTGAAGTGTAACAGCTACACCCAGTACGAGACTCACGTCCATGGCCACCAGCATGTAACTAACGTTCATGCCGTGCGCACTGGATCACGAGACAG